TCGTGTGGCTCGAAGAGCAAATATCTTGAACGATATCTGATTGTTTTTTCCATGTAAAGCATTAATCTTCTGACATTAACTCTATCGAGAGCAGTTGCTCTACGTTGAAGCGTTTTTTGTCCCCAAACGGTTGGACCGTCAATTGGGAAAGGAACGATAACGTTAACAGCATTTCTGTTTCCATAAAGTGCGTCTCTTTCTTGAAGATATGCATATGTTTCAACGTCTTTAACGGTTGGCATAAGTCCGCGTCTTAATCCGGCGGGTGCTGCCCAAACATTAGCGGCTCTTTCGGAATTAGCATAAACTCCGCAAACCGATCCTGTAGGTGGTACCCAAACATCGACGGCATTAAAAGGATCACGAATTTCGACCCACGGCCAATAAAGAGCCGCATAACTAGAATCGAGTCTAGTATCATTTAATGGATGAGCTCCATTATGCCATTTTCTAACATCTAAACTTGTCAGTCCGTATGGAGAGTCAAGAATTGCCATGCAGTCTCTTCTTGTTTGATCACAGAGAGTCATAAGATCCTCCATAACCGAGCTTGAATTGAGAGCTGGCGCACAAATTATATCAATATCAATTTTTTCTGGCTCTGCAAGAGCATTCATTCCGGTTCCGAGTTGAGCGTCTCCTTGAACCAACGCGTCAATGCGAGCCGTATCTGGAATGCCTCCGGCAGTATATGGATATCCATCTGATCCTTGTGTTGCCGCTGTTAATCCAAGTGAATATGTTGCTTCAGCTGGATTTCCAGATATTTCATCATTATGTTCGATGAACAAATAATCAGAATATCCATTTATCCATTGTTCGATATAATATGGATTATTGGTAGTTGTTGAATCAAGATTTAAACTCCCATGAGATTCTACATTAATAGAATTATTATAAACAAGAAGTTTGATCAATCCATCTTCGTCAATTGAAACAACTACTTGAGTATCATTTCCAGTAAGACCTGGAGATTCTGCCCAAATTGTCATTAATGTTGGAGCCGTTGCTGTGGTATATTGCGCTCCAGCGGTTTTACCAACATCATCGATATAGCGAACGTTTCCATCGATTGTTACCCAGCCGCCCGCGATAAACGCTGCGGTCGCCGTTGTTTCTTCAATTGATCCCGTGTCTGCATCATTACTTAAACCAAGAATAGTATCTACTTGGTTAGAATAAGATCTTACTTGAACAAGAGCGTCTTCTCCATCGATGTAGTTCATGCCATCATAATCTGGATTTACTTGTCCAGATGTTAATCCATCAGATGTTAATGGATTTCCAAGAGCATCAACATATCTTTTTGCTGTGAAAAGCTTGATGACTCCAGATTCATTTGCTGCTCTGAATCCACCAACAATAGATGTTTCTGTGTGCAATGTTGGATTATCAATCCACCAGTTGATGAAATCTGCAATATCTTCTGCTGAAACTACTGGACCACCAATACCTAAGGTATTAGTATGTGTTGCTGCATTATAAGCTGTTACTAAATCATCGAACGGAATTGTTTGAATGATATTATCAACATCCGTGTTGCCCGTTCCATTTACTCTTACTTTTAATGTTGGTGTTACTAGTCCAGTAAAGTCAAAACCAACTGTTGAAGATGCTATAGGCCATCTATCGTTGGTTCCAGTTACTCTTGCTATATCCATTGTTTTACCAATTCCAATAGCAGAGTAGATTGAATCTTCAGACGAAATTAATTCAATAGAAGACGTGCTTCCGAATCTATTGGTTGTTCTAAAAGCTATTGTTGATGCTTCTTCATAAGCCTCTATCCCGTCATCTGCAACGAGTAGGCCATTAAAAGTATCTACTAGATTCTCGTCTGTTCCTACCGTGTCAACTAGTGTATATTCACCAGCTGGAATTGTTACTAATCTTTTGTAACTTGAACCGTTAACTGAAAATCTAAATTTATCATTTACATCTTCAACGATTGTTACAATTGTTGATCCTGCGAGAAGTGTTCTGATTACTGCTCCTGTTCCATCTGCTGGAACTTCAACATAAGCGGTCTTGGCAAAATTGCTCCAATCCGTTTCATCAGTTTCACCTACTCTGAGAATCCATGCTTCGCTACCGAATTTTAAGAATTCCATTCCTGCATAAACCAAATAGGACCCATGGTCCAATGAAGGATCTGGATATCCAAATTTGCGGTATAAGTCTTCATTATTGAAAACTTGTGTTGGTTCGTTGATTGGTCCTTTCGATGAGAAACCGATGAGAGCGGTTTTAGAGAAAGATACTCCAGGGTTATACGCTGAAAAATCTTTTTCCAACATTCTTATCGAAGGAGAAATCGTCCCGCTTGGCGGAAATCCAAAAAGTTCTGTTAGAGGTGCCATTATTTTTTTTCTCCTTATTCTATTTTAACCTTTGATAAAAAAAAGGTTCCATTAATATATATTGTATTCGTGATATTATCACAAATGTTTTTTATTTATTAATGGAACCTAAACTTAACCAAAGGTTAAGTGAACTATTGTTGGTAATATATATGAACCAAGATTTAAAAATTTGGATAAAAAATAATATTTTAGATAAAAATTTAAATCCAATAGGTTTGCGTTTTTCTTCATTTTTAAAAAAAAATGAAGAAAACTGTTTAATATTGATGTTAAAAACAAATTATCTTGATAATAATTGTAAAATATCAGAAAGAATATATAATATTATAAACGATATAACTAGCGTTTCTAAGTGTAAAAACAAAAAATGTTTTAATAAGGTTAAATTTATAAACTATAAACAAGGATATAATGATTATTGTTCTTGGAAATGCTCAAACACATGTAGCATTGCAAAACAAAAATATATTGAAACATGTATGAAAAAATATGGAGTTAATCATCCTTGGAAAAATAATAAAATAAAATTAAAAAGAAAAAAAACAAATATTAAAAAGTATGGATTTGATAATCCTTCTAAGTCCAAAGAAATAAAAGATAAAATAAAAAAAAATACACTTGAAAAATATGGAAATGAAAATTATTTTTATTCTCTTTTACCTAAAGATAATTTTGAAAAGTTAAATAATAAAAATTTTTTATATAAAGAATACATTATCAATAAAAAAACATCTAGAAAAATTTCTAATCAATTGAACGTATCTAAAAGTGCATTATTAAAAAATATTCATAAACAAAATATTCCTATAAATTATGAATATTTTGTTTCATTTGCTGAAAGAGAAATAATTGATTTTATTAATCAAAAAAATATTCAAACAAATACGAGAAAAATAATATCTCCTTATGAGCTCGATATATTTATTTTAGAAAATAAATTAGCTATTGAATTTGACGGATTATATTGGCACTCTGAAGAATATAAAGATAAAAAATATCATTTGTTAAAAACAAAAATGTGCGAAGAGAAAGACATTCAATTACTTCATATATTTGAAAACGAATGGTTAAATGAGAGTATACAAGACATATGGAAATCAATTATTAATTCAAAACTTGGAAAAAATAAAAAAATATTTGCTAGAAACTGTAAAGTAAAAGAAATAACAGACAACAAAATAATACATGATTTTCTTGATAAAAATCATTTACAGGGCTTTGTTGGAAGCAACATAAAAATTGGATTATTTTATAAAAATCAATTAATATCTTTAATGACTTTTGGTAAATCTAGATATTCAAATAAATTTCAATATGAAATGATTCGTTTTTGTAGTAAGAAATATTTAAATGTCGTTGGAGGAGCTAGTAAGCTTTTTAAATATTTTATTAGAAATTATGATCCTCAAAGTGTTATTAGTTATGCCGATAAAAGATATAGTGATGGAAATTTATATAAAATATTAGGATTTGAATATTCTCATAGCTCTGCTCCTAATTATTTTTATTATAAATTAGGAACAAATGTTTTATATCCTAGAATTAAGTTTCAGAAACACAAGCTTGAAAAGCAATTAGAAATATATAATCCAAAATTATCTGAAGCCAAAAATATGTTCAATAATAATTATCGTAGAATCTGGGATTGTGGTAATATGATATATGTATATAATAATAAATAAGGTATTAAATATTTAATACCTTATTTATTTATAAATTAATCGTTTTTATAAATCTTGGTTATTGTTACTTCTCCTCTTTTTTCTAAAGCTTCAATTTGTGGACTCATTCTTTCTTCTGGTATATCAAATGATGCTTTCCATGGAAGCACCATGACTTGAGTTCCTCGCTCGTCTCTTGTTTTGACGGCTAATTGAATTGGACCGCGTTTTTTATTTTTTACTCTAAAAATCATTTCTTTCTCCTTTATATTTAAGGTGTTTCTCCCTCTTCAACTTCGTTCGTAATAGTTTCTGACTCATTGTCAGGAACCAAATCTCCAAGAAGAACATATTTTTGTGTAATCGCCAAAGCTGTTTTATCTCTTCTTATAGGTTGCGTAATATGACTTTCTGCTGTCAAATTAAACACATATTTCAAAATTCTTACTTGTCTGTCTCCTATATCATCATTAACGTTATTGGAAGATCCAGTCATTTTAACTGGAGTTTCCCAAGGTATTCCTTCGGCCTTTATATACGCTATAGGTGAGAATTTCTGGAAAATTTGTTCGGCCATCTGCATGAGATGTTCATAATATTTTGCCCAAATAGTGAGAGTAAAATCCATATTAATTGGAACTCCCTTGGAAAATCTATAAACCACGTCATATGGTCTTTTCTCTTGTCCATAAAAACCTTTTCCGGCCGTTCCTCCTCTTCTTCTTGCTCCGTGATAAATATATCTGTTTTCATCTAAATTGATATCTTTGCCAGTCAATGCTATCATTGGCAATCTAATTCTATCAACAAGCCCTGTTTCTTGTCTATCTGGATTTGCCGCGAACTGCTCTCCAAAAGCATATATAACCGCTTTTTCTTGCGTGCCCCATATTATCGGAACTGGATATATTGTTTCCTCGTGTATAATCGTTACATCTGAAAATAAGTCCATCATTGCTTTGTTGGAATTTCTTATACACTTAGAATATCCAAATACATAGTTTCTTCCAACACTTGATGTTGGCTGATATTGCCTTGGAGTTTGCTCCTCTGGATTATCAGACCGCGATCTGTTTATTTTCTTATCAGTTGCCATAATATAAAAATCCCTTTTATTGATTTAGGTCTTCCCTTATATATATAAGGAAAAAATTCAAAAATTTGAAATGGAACCTAAACCCTTAAAAGGGCAGCTGTGTTGCTGCAATAATGTTACAATTATATATATATTTTATCTTAAAAACGCGAATTTATTATTGATTTCCTAGACAAGACACACAAAAATAACCTTTATCTGTTTTTTTCACGTCCTGTTTTGATTTACATTTTTGACAATGAATTTCCTTATTCTCAGAAGGATTTTCATATTGAGCAAATCCCCCAGGAGGATTAGATGGATTATTATAGCCCACTGTTCCTCCTCCAGCTTGACCCCCTTGACCAGGAATCTTTCCCTCTATCCATTGTTTAAAACTTATCATTTTAATTTACCAATCAAAGTGAGTATATTATCGATATTTGGATTAGCATCTTCTGCTATTCTTTTCAAACTTTCGATAATATCTAAATTTGTTGGTTCTTTTTCTTTAGTGTTTTTTTCTGATTCTAAGTGCTTTTCATATGTGTCAATATGTTTTTGCATTTCAGGATCAGATACCTGAACACTTTCATCAAGCTTATCACAAGCGATTATCCATTTTCTGAAATCATTATCTAAGCAAATTGAATCTTTCATATCTAATTCTTTATTTTCCATTTTAAGGTTCCTTATTTTAATTGATTAATCAAATTGATCATATTTTGAACTTGTGGCATAGCTCTCATTTGAGGATTTCTCATTGCGTCTGCTGCCATCTTTTTCAATTGAGCAATATTATCCCCTGGATTTTGAGGTAAAGATGGCTGAACTTGTATTCCACCTTGTTGCGCATATGCTGGAGTTCCCATTCCAGCTGAGCCCATGGTTCCTGTTGGAGCTGTTTGTCCTGGAACCGCTGGAGCTTGAAGTTCTTTAATTGATTTACATTTTTCTTCCCAAGACGATGTTGACAATGCGGCGACATCAGTTGTTGCCCCTGGAGCTTGAGGCGCATTTTCTTTTTCTAAATGCTTTTCGTATGTGTCAATATGTTTTTGCATTTCAGGATCAGACACGTTGATTCCTTCGTCAAGCTTATCACAAGCGATTATCCATTTTCTGAAATCATTATCTAAGCAAATTGAATCTTTCATATCTAATTCTTTATTTTCCATTTTGATATTCCTCTCTAAAATATTAACTTCAATATATATTTATCAATTTCAAATATATTTTCTTAATATATTTGAATATTTGTATAGTAAAAAAATATACAAAAAAATACTTTAATATCTTAAGGGAGAGTTAATATGAATGAAGATTTTAATTTTGTTTCTATAGGAAAGGCTGCAAAGATGATGGGTGTTTCGTTGGAAACGTTGAGAAATTGGGACAGAAATGGAAAATTTAAACCTGCAAGAACTGTTGGCAAGCACAGAAGATATAGCATAAAACAAATAAAAAAACTTTTTGGGGAAGAAGATGAAAGTTGATTTAAAAAAATGGGTTAGAGATAATCTAATAGGAAAAACAGGCAAAATTATATCCCTTAAAATGAAAAAGGAGTGGTTTATTAAAAAAGGATTAAAAGAAATTTATAATTTGGTTTATAATAGAACTCAATATTTGCAAGAAGCTTCTTTATTAGAAAGAATATTTCATATAATAAATGATTTAGACGAAATTCAGACTTGTAAAAAACTCGGTTGTTTTAATAAAGTAAAATTTTATGGATATCAATATGGATATAATTATTTTTGTTCGATATCTTGTAGTTCTAATTCTTTAGAAAGAAAAGAAAAAATAAAAAAAATATATCAAAAAAAATATGGCGTTGATCATATGTTTCAATCTGAAGAAATAAAAGACAAAATTAAAAAAACAAACATTGAAAAATATGGGCATGAATATCCAAGCCAGTCAGACGTGGTTAAAGAAAAAACAAGAAAAACAAACACTAAAAAATATGGATTTAAAGGACCTTTATCAAATCCTATATTGAGAGAAAAATATAGAATTACTTCTATTAAAAATTTTGGTTGTAATCATCCTTCTCAATCTCAAAAGGTTCAACTTAAAAGAAAAAAAACATGTTTGAAAAAATACGGAACAGAGAATCCCCTTCAGTCTTTAGAAATTAGAAAAAAAGCAGACATTTCTGTATTCGAAAAATATGGAACCAAACACTCTTCTCAATCAAATATCATAAAGAGAAAAATTAGAAACTCAATGTTTAAAAAATATGGAGTCAAATGGCCTATTCAAAAAAATATTCTTAAGAGTTCTTTTTCTAAATTAAACGATAAAAAATGGATGAACGAATCTTATAAAACAAAGTCTGGAGAAAAAATAGCTTTTGAGTTGGGCGTAAGCCCTAGAACAGTTTTTGAATATTTGAGATTTCATAATATTTCGGTAACCGGCCATCGTAATTCTTCTTCTCTTGAAAAAGAATTATCTTTATTTTTATGTGAAGAAAAAATTATAACAAACACTAGATCAATTATTGATTCCAATGAAATTGATTTATATCTT